GATAAAAATTCATAGTTCCTAAATTGTCAATTTTATCTTTTGACCATAATCTGAATTCCTTTTCAATCAGATTTTCTATTTTTTCAGCTTCTTCGTCACTTATTCCAATTATTTCTGAATCAATATCACTTTTTAATTTTAATCCGCTTCCAATAACATTAGTATTGATAGTTTTCAATGCTCCAGTGGCAACAGATACCCCCATATATAAGTCCCGTGACCGTTCAACCAGTTTTTTTCGGTTTTTATATATGTCCTTTTTTACTCCCCCACCTGTACTTTGCCAGCCAACCATTGATTTTTTAGTTGTAGAGGCCCCGTGATTGGAATATCCAGTATTAAGAATTTCAAGTTTTTTTCTTGCTTCATATCTCTCAAGACCTTTTTGAGGATCTATGGCCATTATCATTTTGTCAATAAAATTCATAAATATCCTCCTTCCTTATCATAAATTTCTCGGTACTCCTCTTCTAACTCTTCTACTTCCTCTACTATCTAAGTTTTGAAGTTCACTTTCCCAGTAAGCTCTTCCTTTTCTTATTTCATCAATACTCATTCTTGTAAGCTCACGTGTTCCAATCTTATAGCTTTTCCCAGTCAGTACTGCACGTTCGGCTTTTATGTATTCGTTGAGCATTTCAAGTATATGTTCCCTTGTATGAGTTGATTTTCCCATCTATCATATTCCTTTCGATAATATTTTTCTTTTTGTTTGCATTTTTGGCTTTTCAGTTATATCTACTAAATATTTTTTACTCAAGTCAGGATTAGCTATTTTTAGTGCAGCATATGCATAGTTTCTAATATCAAGAGGCTCATTTCTTTTAGTTCCTGTAACGACCCACTTAGTTTTTCTTACTCCTTTTTCAAAAGTTGTAATCTTAACTTCTGCAGTTAATCCTTTAAAATATGTTTCGTCGTATCCTCTTTCAACGTTGTCCGGAAAATGCATGTATCGCGGTCCAGGTAAATCAATTTTGAGTCTGGCCATAATAGTTTCTTTTCCAGTGTCAGTATTTAGAACAAATAGGGAAATCTGTCCTTTATTTGTTTTTGTTGGTCTAGTAATAAAAGGCTTTCCTTCAACACTTCCACCCTTTACTCCAAAAATTCTCTTAATCTCACGAGGTTTCACAAATCCATAAGTTGACATAGTATGATTTCCTCCTGTATCAATACAAGTGCATATTATTTTTATTTTCTGTCCGTTAGCATATGTAAATTCAGTATCCAAAAATCTTTCAAGCTGATTCCACACATGAGTTTCAGCAGGATTACCTATAAATACTTTATAGTAGATCCCCCAGCTTTCTTCATCTGCTCCCCAGCCTACAACTTCACATTCCAGCCTGTCATCTTGTACATCCACTCCCGCAGTTAAAACATTAACTTTTTCAGGAATTTCACAGCCATAATGTTCTTTTCTCTGCTCAATTTTTTCAAAAGCTATCTTATCCCTTTTTTCTTCAAAAGTTTCTCCCAGTGCAGTATTAGTAAAAACTTTCATTAACTGCACATCGCCTTTTGAATCCTTAAATTTTTTAATAATGCTTTTCCATGTTGAAAATGGACTGTATAACTCAGATATATGAAAGCCTCTTACTGCCTTCTGATCTATTTCTTTATTTCCTGAAATCCATTCTCCGTGAATCATATTTTTTTTCCACTCATACTCGCTTGAAACTTCAAGGCAATCCTGACATTTATGCCCAATACTTTCAAAAACAATATTTTTCCATTCCAACCTCTGCAAAGTTCCACACTTCGGACACGGAATGTAGAACTCTTCCTGTGTGCTATTTTCGTATTCCTGTTCTATTCTTGACTCTCCCCGTATTGTTGGAGTGCTTGTCAGTACAATTTTTTTATTCCAGAATGTTTTTGTTCTTTCTATTGCCAGATTCAACGGATCTCCTTCGCCTTTTACATCAGAAGGAAATCTGTCTATTTCATCTGCGAGTAAAACTCTTATTGGTCTACTTGCAAGTTCAGCTGCAGAATTACTTCCGGTAAGGATAATATATCCTCCAGTAAATTCTTTCTGGGTCTTTGTGTCTCTTGCCTTATCACTTTCGATTATTTTATTTCTAAGTTGCGGAGTACTCAGTATCATGTCACTTAATCTTGTGGAAGAAAAATCTTCTGCCAGTTTCTGAGTAGGCATCAGGTACATTATTGGAGCAGGATCATAATCCGTATAATATCCAAATGTATTTAACAAAATTTCTGTTTTTGATAACTGGGCACCATACATCATTACAACTTTTTCAGTCTGTTTATCAGATATAGCCCTCATTACTTCCCTCTGAAAAGGCACTCTGTCAGTGCTCCATCTTCCAGGTTCGGCAGATGTTTTTGAACTTAAAATTCTATAACTGTCAGCCCAAGTATCTATTGTTAATTTTGGTGGTGGCTTAAGCACAGAAATAATTTTTTTAAATAAATTATTTGCTTTTCTTAGGTCTTCCTCTCTTTTTTGGCTTATCATTTTCATTTTCCTTTTTATTTTTTATATTTACCTTTTCTTCTTCCTCATCTTCATCAATAAAGTTTTTATTTTTGAATATATCAGGACTGTATTCACTTAATTCTGTTAAAGTATCTGATATCCCAGTTAAAATTATGTCCTGTATTTCTCCCAGGTTATCACAAGCAATTACAGCAGGAGCCAGTTTATTTGGTAATGAAAGCAGTTTTCCTTTAATGTTTACTAGCATATTTGTCATTACTTCTTCAATCACAGTAGCTGAATGTAGCTGATTTTTCAGTTCTGAGATTTTTAATGCTTTCAGTTCAGTATCCTTTTTTATTTTCTTTATTTCTTCCTTTATTTTTTCATCTTTAAGATCTACATCTGCATCATTTTTTAATTCCAAATAATCAAGGTATGAATGAATACTTTCCAAAAATAAATATTTATTTTGTCCGTTTTTTTTAATTACATTTTCTTCTGCTAAACGTCTTAGATGCCTTTCGCTCAAATTCAGTATTTTAGCTAATGTAACTCCTTTTACAACTTCATTGTTTTTTGCTTCCATTTTCACCTCCCACCGGACAGGACATGAAATTTAAAAAAATTCATATCCAGATGTTTTCCGGGACTCGCCAGACCCTCGGGCTTTAAAAATCCTTCCAAAGTACCTTTTTAAATTTATTTTTAATTTTCTGTCTTTTCCAATCTTTTCTTACTAGCCTTATAAGCCTTCTTACATCTCTCCAGTCTCAGCTCTGCAATCATAAGCTTTAAATTGTCACTGCGTTCATTAATACTCTTTTCTATTGCCTCTATCTCTTTTGATAGCTTCTCAAGATTATTAAATTTTCTCTGTTCATTATCCAGATTCATGTTGAATATATCCTTGCTTACTGATTTCAGTAAAGCTATCAGAACATTCAGCAATATCACAAAGAATACAACAAAGAAAAAGGCCCATGTGAAGGCTGATATTATAATATCTGTTATGGTCATATCAATCACTTATCCTCATTTAATATCACATTATTAATTTAAGATTAAAATGTTAAAAAAATAAAAAGAGCCGTCAATTTTGACTGCTCTCTGCTTTCTAATGGCAATCTTATTAACGGCTCACTTCATTTAGTTTTTGCTCTAATATTTAATTGTTATATTTTTTTTACTTTATAAGTCTTATCTATTATTTTATTTTTTCTAATATGTACTACTACATCAACACTTCCAAACTTTTTCCTAGCTTTTTGTACATCTATAATAAGACTTTGAATTTCTTTATCTTTTTTCAATAATTCATGCATTTCTTTTAATTGCACTTTTACCTCCTAGTTTATACCATATTTAGAATTAATTTTCAAGTATTTTTTTAATTACTTCAAATCAATAATTGGAGTCCCATTTCCTTGATATTGTGGAAGTTTCCCATCCCATTTTTCAATATACATTTTTCTAAGTACATTATCCGTTAAACTTTCTGTCAACACACTATTAGCCTTTGCTTCTAACTCCTTTACTCTCAAATTATTTTCAGCATTTTTAAGATTCTGTTGATTCTTAACCTCTTGTGCTCGTGCATTTTGTTCAGCTACTTTTTTTGCTTCAATAGCTTTTTCAAATTCATCTGAAAAATCATGATTGACTATTGAAACTTTTACTACTTCAATTCAAAAAGGCATTAAATCTTCCCGCAGATTTTTATAAATATCTTGTCCTAATTGTTGCCTTTTTGCCACTAATTCCTCTATTGTATAATTACTTGTTGTTGCTTGAATCACTTCAGCCATTCTAGGATTAACTAATCTATTTCCATACTCATCTTTAAATCTTTTAAATATTTCCATAGCGTTTATTACTCTATACTGAACCGAGACTTCTGTTTCTACTGTCTGTATATCTTCTGAAGAAACCATATATTTTCCAGTAAGTATTCTATCTCTTGTTTCAATTTTTGTTACTGATTCTATAAAAGGAAGTTTAAAATTTATTCCTTCCTTAGCAACTCTTGATACTTTTCCAAATTTTGTGATTATTCCAATCTCTCCAGTTTTGACTGTATATGTACTAGCTATTAAAATTATTAATAATCCCAATCCTGTTATTCCAAGCCCTATTAACTTTATAATTGATTTTAATGTTAAACTTCCATATTCATTTTTTTCTAAAAATTTCATTTATACCATCTCCTATTTTTTATTTATATAATTTTTATAATATCTGTATTTTCTTCTCTGTTTTCTAAGCTCAACTTTCTTTTTGTTATATTTCTGAAACTACTGCTTTGTAATTTCCGTCAAATCTATTGTTATCTCTTTTTCATTACTTTTCTTTTTTCTGAAAGAATAAACAGCATCGTATATAAAGCCAGTAATACAACAAATTATAAATATAACAAAAAAGATTATTATGGACATCTTCATTTTCTAACTTCCAAAAATTGTTTCAAATTTGGAGGAAAAAAATTCGGTCCTTTTGTTATTTTTCCATCTTCCCTGTATATTGGTTTTCCATCTAGCCCTAATTTTGACATATTACTTTTGTGAACTTCTTCAAACGCTTGAAACAGAATTTTGTTGAAACCATTTTCTGCTTCCCATTTAAAGATTTTTTTAGTCCTTTCATCTTCTAGAAAAAATATTTTTGATGCAACTTTTTCAACATCTCCTTTGTTCTGTTCCAGTAATGTCCCTATATGGATATAATACATGTCACATACTGCATCTAATTTTTCAACTATATCATTTTGTTTTTCTGCATCTTCATATTCTGTCTGTTCTTCCTTAAACATTTTTTCCCTTAACTTCATTCTATCAACAGTCATTTCTTTTTCTAAAAATTCCTGTTGCCCAAATGCTATATAAAATTCTTTCACCATTCCAACTAATTTATTCCATTGTTCCATTATTTTATTTCCTCCTTATTTTCTAACTTCAACTCTCAATTATTTCTGTAACATATGGCAGAAAGCTATTATTGAATTTTGTAATCATAGTACGAATGTACTTCCGTGTTGGGATGTCTATTTCAATATCCCTATAAATCAAATCTTCTACAACTTTGAATCTGACAACGGAATCTGCAAGTGTTTTTAATGCGTCTTCCACTTCTTTATCTTCAGATTTAATATCTTCATCCCATTTAATTTTATAAGGCAATCCGTATTCTAAGTAACATTCATCATAAGCTTTGTGCAAAGATGCATCAGTATAAATTCTGCCGTCAAGGTTATATTTTTTTCTCAATGTATCATTATGTAACATCAGCATAGATTTAGTTATCTGTGTTATAACAGTGCCTATGCCCTCGAAATTTTCTAAAATGGGATAACCTTTCAAGGACTTTATTTTGATATTTTTCGTGTCTATTATCCCATTTTCAGTATGCCTGTTAATTCCAAACTGAGTTTTCAAATGGAATTTTTCCAGGAAAAGACTCGCTGCTTTGTAAACTGAAAACATAAGCAAATGGAAGTCAAAGTTTTCTTCAACTTCCCTTTTTATTTCTTTTTTATCAGGTCTTTTAATTTTTAGTTTCCTAGCCATTATTTCTCCTTAATTTATATCAGTTATTATTTGTATCTCGTTAAACAAATCATTTCCAATTCTGTTTTTAGCAATTTGTATATATTTCCAATTTAACTCTATCCCTATCCCACTCCTATTTAACTTTTTTGCAACTTTTAAAGTTGTACCAGATCCTAAAAAAGGATCAAGTACTATTCCTCTTTCAGGACAGCCTGACAATATACACCTTTTTACAAGTTCTTCAGGAAAAGTTGAAAAATGAGATTCTTTTATTCCAACAGTTCCTATTTTCCATACAGTTCTCATATTTCTTCCCTTTTCACTTACAACTGCAAGCCAATTTTTATTATTTCTCATTGCAATTTTACTTTGTCCACTTTTCAAATATTCATGTGACTGAGGTATTTTCCCGTTTTTAAATGCATTAAGAGTTTTTTCTGCATAAGGTTCATATTGCTTTTTAAAATAGTATTTTTCATTTTTTACAAAGAAAAATAATTCTTCATAATCATTAGAAAATCTATCAGTTACACTCTCTGGCATTACATTTGATTTCTGATATATTATCTTATTTCTTAATATCCAGCCTCTTTTTATCATCTCAAGCATAAACATTGCAGGAATTCCTACCAATGATTTTTTTCTTGCAATGCATTTTTCTTTTTTTAACATCTTATCTGGTTTATCACCTTTATAAAAACCTTTCCTTCCAGTTGTACTTATCAAATTACTATTACTGTAACTGTCTCCTAAGTTTACAAATAACGTTCCTGTATTTTTTAATATTTTCCAGCAACTGTCAAAAAAATTACATAAAGTATTTATAAATTCTTCAGGAGTTTCTTCAAGGCCCAGCTGTTTTTCATTTTCATAATCTCTTAATCGCCAATAAGGCGGAGATGTCACTATGCAATCTATGCTTTTATCTTTTAGCAATTTTATTTTTTTAAGTGCATCTCCATGCAATATTTCAATCATTATTCGCTCCTTTTTTTTATTAATTCCATTAGTTCAGTATTCTGATATTTATTTCCAATTACCCACTGACCATCCATAATTATATTTTCCTTCTCAATAATCGGAATATTATTCTTTTCAATCAGTTCCTGCGTTAATGACTTGCATTCACTGATTTCATAATCATCATTTTCAAGAGTATAGCCGTCAATAATTTTAAATCCTTTTAGCATACAGTCATAATCCCTTTCACTGTCTCCAAAGCCAATCAATTGTAAGAAAGTACCATTCTCATTTGAAGATAATAGTATATCTCCCTCAAATATCATTTTCCCTTTACTATCTTTATAATTTGTATATTGCATTAATTCAAAATTTTCAGAATCAGAAAATTCAAATCTTTTCTTTTTTTCTTCTTCATAAAAAATATAATAACCAATCCATTTTTCTGTAAAATACATCGTTTCAACATTTACCATTTTCTTCTCTTCTTTGAGCCAAGCTCTATATTTAATTTCTCTATTCATTTTTTCTCCTTTATTTTACTATTTCTACCTGTTCTAAAATTTGTTTTTTTATATTGCTTATTGCATTCATAATATATTTACTCTCAAAAAGCATTCTATCCATTTCTTTACCTTTTAATCCTAACTTTTCAATATCAAAGCTTGTCTTAACTTTTCCATCTTCAGTATCTCTTTCTTCATAGCTAAGTTCATTTTCAAATTCTATTTTTATACTGTCTGATAAAAATTTTATTTCCTTAACTTTAAAATATTTGCTTCCATTTAATGCATCATTCAGAACATTTTTCACATTTTCTAAACAATCTTTGTCCTTTTCTGATACTATTTTCAAAACTTCATAACAAGTCATTTATTCCTCCTCTAATCTCTTGAGCCTTTTCAAAAAAGCAAATTGACCTTTATTAATTTATACTTTCAATTCTTTGCTCTGTTTCCAATAATTTCTGATATATTTTTCCATATCTTTTTATTTTTTTTACTATTTCAGCATCATATTCAAATATTTCTTCTGGAACATTAAATTTTATATTATTTGCATCGCCTCTTGATAATATTGTTTTTATTTTTATCAATCTACTTAACAATGAGCTCCATATTTCATATTTTACATTATTTATAGTTATCTGCCATACTACATAAGATGCTGTAAAATCAGGTAATTTTACTTTTGTCTCTGAGTAGTTTACAAAAAGACCTATTCCAATATGAGTTGATATAATATCATCTATAATTTCATCCTTATATTTTTCTTCCAAATAAGTCATTTCTTCTTTTGTCCAGTGCCTATTCACATCTTCTCCTTTCTTTTTTCTAAGAAAAACGACTTTTCGTGACTAAACTCTATTTTTCCTTAAAGGCCCTAAAATGCCCTGGATATATTTTTTTAAGTTCTTTTACTTCTTCTGAAGTTTTTATTACGAATGGCTCAACGTAGATTTCTCTAAGCTTTGCCATTAGTTTTTTTCTTCCTCCGCCTACTCCATGATTTACTCCCAGATGCCATTCCAGAGAAAGTGGAAGATAAGAGTTTCCAATTCCTTCATCGAATCTATATCCTCCTAAAGCTCCGGCACTTTTTGATATATGTGCTAACTGGGCATTTGGCTTTCCAGTTATTACACATATCTTTCTTTTTAACATCCAATAGACCCACTTCCGGTTATTCTGTTTTTTATAAAGTTCATGAATTTGATTCCACATTGGAATTTCTTTATCCATGAAATAATCAAACAAGAAATTAGTAAACTCTACAGCCTCCTGATTTGTTACCAGCTTTAAAGCAAGGCTGAAAGTTCCTTCTAGCTTTATCAATAAGAGCTGCATTTCTTCAATCACAAACTTCATCAAAGAATCCAGGATTATTTTTGCTTTATTCTTATTCGTGTATTTCTTTTCAAGAACCTCAATTATCTTTTTTTCCAATTTTTTATTCAAATTTCTGAAAGGTTCATAATTTTCTAAGCTCTTTCCGCTTGATCTTACATACAGCTTTTTTAATTTTTCCTTTGCCTGAAATCTGAAATAATCCGAAATTCTTGGTTTCTCCTTACTGGATAAATTGTTTATATCTTTATTTGCTAAATGATATGCAAAACAATCAATGAACCAGTATATAAGTTCTTGATTATCTCTACTCATCATTTTTACAGACATCAGTAAGGCCCCCTTATATTCCTAAAAGCTTTTTCCAGAATGGCTTTTTCTTTTCTTCATATTTCTTCATTTCTTTTACCTTTTCAAACCATACAAAATTTCTTTCAGATATCAGAAACTCATTTTTTCTCTGTAAAAAATCTATTACTCCTTCAAGAATTTCAATGATTTCTTTTTTTTTCTTTTTATCAACTAGTTTTATCTCACTGTTTAATAGTTCATTTACTCCTTTGATATTTATAAGATTATACTGATTTCCATTTACTCCATCCAGCGGGAATTTCAGTATATTTTCTTTGCTGACTTTTTTGTTTATCGTATTTTTACCGCTCTTATAACCAAACAGATCTGTAATATCTTTGGCCAGCAAATAAATTTCATAGTTATATATTTTTCCTCTTACTGTTTTCCCTTTGCATTCAACACTTTCTAAAAATTCTAAGCTCATTCTTTTTCCTCCTAATATTTTTTATTATTCCAATACTCCTGCATATTCATCTAACATTGAATTAAGTTCTTCTTTTTTTACCTGAAAATCTGTAAAAAATGCCGAACTTTTTGTAAAATGTTTATTTTCTTTAGTATGTAAAAATCCATTTGGAATCAGTAATATGTAAGAGTCTTTTAGTTTATCTTCCTTGTTCATATTTTTTTCATTTTCTAAAAAAATTACATATAAATCTGCTCTTCCGTTGCATCTTGCAGTCCAGTGCCTTGCTTTCGATTCCTTGCTTCTACGACTTCTGTAGCACGAACTGAATTTTATATCTATTGTTATATTCTTATACATAAAATCATACTTTGGATTATTTACTTGCCAGTACTTGTTAGCATCCACTGCTGCAGGCACCAGTTTCTGAAAATATTCCTCTGCTTTTCCTCCAAGTCTTGCACTTTCACTTCCATATTTTATTTTATCCTGTATTTTTAATACACCACTTGATAACAGCTTTATATGTGCCACTAATGTAGGTAATCCACTTTCCTTTACTGCCTGATGGAAATTCCCGCATTCCTTGTATATTTCCACAATATCTTTTTTCATAATTTTCCTCTCTAAAATAATTTTAATTCCTCAGCTTTATATCTCACAATTCCTGTTTTTTCTGCTTCCATAAATTCCTTTTCAAAATCTCTTAAAAACTTCTTACGTCTTTTTATTTTGCCTTCAATATCTATTTTTGCTCCAAATTCCATTTTCAGAAATAAATCTGTTCTCAGACCCTTCTTAAAATTTTCAAATTCAACCTGTTCAATTTCATCATTCAGCAAAGCTTCATCTATTTCTTCTTTTTCTTCTTCTTTTACAAGATAAGTACTTATGCTTAAATTAAAATCATTTTCTCTGATTTCTTCAAAACTAACAAATCTTTCTAATTCATTTTCCGAATCTATCATCCGTATATCTTTAGTTTTTTTATTTTTTCTAAGAATAAATACCAATGTTGCAATCTTCGTATCTGTAAATTTATTTCCTTCAACATGAATAACTGTATCAATATAATTTTTTTCAATCAGATACTGCCTTAAATCTTTTTCCCGATTCTTTCTATATGCTATACCTGGAAAATTTAATACAACTGCCACTCCATCATCTTTCAGTTTTGCTAAAATATGAAAGATAAACATATAATCTGCCTTACTTTCAGGAGCAAAGACTGGCATTTCTCTAAATCGTTCATCCGTCTTTAAATTTTCTGTTAACTCATATTTTATACTAAACGGAGGATTTGCAACTATTGTTTGAAATTTTTTGCCCTTGAATTTATCTTCCTGAATTGTATCTCCAATTTCTCCAATAAAATTCATAAGACTTTCTTTCGCAGAATTTAAAGCAAAATCATTTATTTCTTGTCCATATTTTTTGATATTGTCTGGAAATACTGATAACAATGAACCATGTCCACAAGTCGGATCATATACTTCATCATATTCAATGTCTATAAGACTTTTCAGATATTCTCCCAGTTCAGGCGGAGTATAAAAAATCCCTTTATTTTTGAACTCTGATTTTATATTTTTAAGATTAAAATCATTCATTAGTCCTCCATAATTTCTATTTTTGATAATATCTCCAAAATTTTTTCCAATTCAGGATTTCTAAAACCATAGCTCAGATAATCAACTGAATTTCGGTAATGATGTTCGTTTGCTTCTATGTGTTCTTTACAGGCCCTTTCAGTTAAAAAGGCATTCACATATACATGCTCATAATCTCCGCCATAGCACTTTAAATTCAACGAATCATTGTCCAGTTTTTCTAATTTCAACGAATTGATTTCCTCAACATCTTCTGAATATTCTTCATCATAATCAGCAAGCAGGACATCTTTCAACTCTTCCAGTCCTTCGTCGTCATATGTATATATTCCAAGACTTTCTCCATCACGGACTGCTTCAAAATAATTTCCATCTCCGTCATATGAAGCTACAAACCTGTCATGCTGTATCTGATAAAATCTTGGATTTGCAGTCGTTCTGTTATCTTGTGTATTCAATTCATGTTTCAGTTCTTTCAGAAACTTTACATCTTCTGCTGTTAAATTATTTATTTTCAATTTCTATCAGCTCCTCTATTTCAGACTTAGATTTTATTATTTCTTCAACATTTGTAACTCGAAAAAAATCCGGCTCATATCCAAATTCTTTCTGAAATTCCGCTATTACCCTATCTAGTCTTTCATTAAGTATTTTTTCATGTTCTATGCTTAATGCCATGAAGTCCTCTGCATATTCTCCTGCAAAATCCTGTGCATCATAACTGAGTGTATTGGCTACATAATCACCTAGCATCATATTTTTGTATTCAACTGTCTCAGCTATCCAAATTTTTTCTTCAAGTTTTAGATTCTTATTTTTTTCAAAATATAAAGTTTCAAAAGCTTCTTTTATAGTTTCTTCCTTATTATCAGAGACTGTAAAATATCTTTCTTTATTTAGCGAATAACAATATTTTTCCATAATTTATTCCTCCTTCTTTAAAGTCATTAAATCCTCAATGCTCACATTGTCTATGCAATGCTGCAATCTACTTTCAGGTACCATTCTGCTCCCCTGATTGTATCCGCTTACTGATCCACCATTTCTCTTCATGAAATTACTTAATTCTTCTACAGATGCAGTTTTAATTTCATGCAGATTTCCGTTTTCGTCCCATACTTGCCGATAATATAATCTGACCTTTGCCATCAATACCACTTCTTAATTTCTTCCTTGTACATGCCAATTCTTCTATCTTCCCAGTCAAATTTATAATATTTACATTTGCACTGCAGTCTCGAAAGAAGCTTGTTGCTTCCAAGAATTTTAAGAAATTCTTCCATCTGCTTATCAGTAAGATTTGTATTTATGATTACCGACTTTTTTTCTCTGAAAATAAAGTCAATTATGAAATATAAGTTCTGTTTTCCCCAGTCCTTGATTGATTCATTTCCTAAATCCTCAATTATAATCAGTTCCACATCTCCTAATCGTTCACGCAGAAACGAAGTTGCGGTTTTCTCTCCAAATGTCTCAATTATTTCATCAAACAAAGTCATTATGCTTGTTTTGTACACAATAAAATCATCTTTTAGACTGT